AGATTGAGGGCTTGGCTCAAGATCGTTGACGCCGCACTGGCGCGCGCATCGCGGATGGCCGTCACCAGCACGTCATCACAGCGCGAGATCGCCACCCGCTCCTCATCATCATACACCGCCATGATGAAATCGAGATCGGCCATTGCCTCCACGGCGGTTTTGTAATTCGTTTGCGCGGCAGTGAGCGCATAGTCGCGAATCATGGCAAGCCGCGTGGTGACGATCAGCGACTCCACGCTCGGCGTGCCGTCGCTCCGGTCGACCACGTAGGCATTGAACTCGCGCAAGCGGCGGAGTGCATCCAGATGGATGCGGCGCACGGTGGCCGTGCCGTTGTCAATCGGCACTGCGGCATCCGCGAATGTCGGGTAGGGAATTGGCAGCACCACCTCGGACGGCAACACCACGGCCATCGGCGCGCCGAGCACGAGATTGCGCGGCTGCGGCTGGAGCGCCTCCGGCTCCACCGTGGGAAACAGCGTCAACGGATCACCGCGCTCCAGCATGGAGATCGCATCAAACGACTCCTCATCAATCGCCGGCTCGATCTGGCGCGCCAGATTGTTGGAGATCGAGCGCGTGGTGTCGGTGACGGCGGCCGTAGGGTCCCACGTTGCTTGCGTTTTTGACACCTCCACCGCCCGCGAGCCCACGGTGAACAGCATCGAAATCGCGGCGCCGATCATGAACGGCGCCATTGACGGGTTTGCCTCTACGAACTCGAACGATAGCTTGGTGCGGCGCTTTTCCTTGCGATACTGCGCCGAGGTGGTGAGCTTCACGCAGGCGACAAGCTGTGACCCATACATCGGATGCATCAGCATGCCGGGCTCGGGAGACTCGGCGGCCGTCGCCATCGCTACGGTTTGCGCCACCTGATCGGCGCCGATCAGGTAGCCATCCACCTGGAATTTGCGCGCCTTGCGACCGAGGTCCTTGTAACCCGTGTCATTTGACAACGGATACTCGTAGAGATCGCCGCGCCGGCCGAAATCGTCATCCGATGACTCGACGTGGAACGCTACGCCTTTCCAGGAGGCCGAGAGATAGACGGGATCGCCGCAATCAATTGCTGCCATGGCTCTAGTCCGCCGCCTCATCGCGGCCGGTTGACTTGGCGCCAGCACCGGCGCCGATGCCGCCCGGCACCGCTACGTTGATCTTGATGCCCGCGGCGGCGCCGCGAATCGCCGCCGCGATGGTTGCTCCGGCCGCCGCCGCCGCCCCGCTCCAATTCACCGCATTCAAGGTGGCGACCGCCCCCGCCGCCGCGGCGGAAAAATTCACCCCGCTATTGATCGCACTCGCCACCCCGCTGGCGGCCGGCGTGAAATCCAGCCCGGCGTTGATCGTCGCCGGCACGTTGGCCGCCGCGGCGGAAAAATCAATCTGGCTATTGATGGCCTGCGCCACGGCGGAGACATCCGGCACGGCCGCTGCGGCCGGTGCAGCACCAGCCGCCGCCGCCTTACCCTCGGCCGGTGCAGCCGGCGCCGCCACCGCCGCAGCGAGATTGCTCTTGAATTCCGAGGCCGCGGCTTGCACCTCGCCCGCGCTCGGGAACATGCCGCCGATGTCGACCACCGGCGTTTCCGGGAGTTTCGCCGCCGCCGCCGCCGCCGCCTTGCGATTGATCTCCTCTTGCGCCTTGGCCGCCGCCGCCGCTTTCGCTTGCTCCGCCGCCGCGGCCTGTTGTTCGAGGAGCGTTTTGCCCGGCTCAATGCCGATCTTTTTCGCCGCGTCGGCACCAAATATTTTTGAAAATATTCCCGCCGGGCCGTACTCCCGGCCAAACTCCTGAATCTTGCTCTGCACCGTTGTGAGCCCCTGGCCAGCCGCAGTGAGCGCATTGATAACCTCGGCGATCCCTTTCAGCGCGGTGCCGAGCCCGCTCACGGCGGTGGCAAGGTCCCGAATGGTGGTCGCCACATCCTGCGCCACAGCACTGAAATCAACCGTCTTTATTGCCTCCTCGATCGCTTTAAATCCTTGCGCGGCGAGATTGCCGAGATCGGTGGCAATGGTCGGCGCCTGAGCCTGGAGTTGTTGCGAGATCGTGGTCATCAGCGAGGTGAGAGGCCCCGCCGCGGTCTCGCCGATGATGTTTCGCAGTTGCCCCATCGTGCCGGAGAGTTCGCCGAATGCGGTGTTCAACGCCTGCGCACTCTCTAGCCCCGCCTGCGTCGCCGTGGTCATCGCTTCAAACCGCGCCGCCGCCGCCTCCACCCCGGCGATCATCGGTGTGGTGCTTTCCATCACCTTCTGTTCCATGCCCTTGCCGAACGTCACCGCGATGTCCTGGCCGAGCTTGGCAATGTTCGTCTTGGCCTCGGCGATACCCTCCGGCGTGGTCGCAGCCGCGAGCGCCTGATTCAATTGCTCTTTGATGCCAACGAAATACTTGAGCAAGCCGGTCGGCGTGAACTCGCCGCGGCCCATCATGTCGCCGATTTTTGCCTGATCGAGCCCGAGCCGCCCGAGTTCGGCGCTGGTGCGCTTGGCGCCCGTGGCGTAATCGGTGGTCGCCTTCTGCACCTGGAATTGCACTTGCTCGGCTTGCTTGCCGAACAACATGGTGGCGGTTGAAGTTTTGCGCTGTTGCGCGTCCAAATCCTCGCCCGCACGCTGCGCTTGGCCAAACGTTTTGACCATGCCCTGCGCCCATTGATCGGCAAAACTCACCGCATCACTCATCACCTTGAGTTGAACAGAAAGGCCGGCCAAGGCGACCGTAGCGGCACCAGCGGCGAGCGTAACGCCGGCCATTGCCGCATCCATCCCCGCCGCCGCTAATGCCTTTTGCGTGCCCGCCACGTCGGTGGTGCGCTCCACCTTCGGCGCGGCCCAATCTTTGGCCTCGGTGAGTTCCGGCGCCGCCCACTTGCGCACGTCCTCCAGCGCCTTGCTGGCCTTGGCACCTACATCCTGGAATGATTTGCTGGCGGCGTTGCCGGTGTCGGCGATCGCGCTGTTGACGCTTGCGGCAGTGCTCTGGAGTTCCTTGAGATCGCCAGATAGCGCCTTGACCTTTTCCTCGCCCTCGGTCTCGGCCCGGAGGAGTGCAACGGCGGTAACATCAGCCATGCCGGACACTCACTCGATCGTCGGCAGTCGGTTTCTCTTGGCGAGTTCCTCAGCCGCGTTGACGATGCGCACCAGCCGGGTGATCGGGATGTCATCCCACGAGCCCGGCGGCCAGCGGAGTTGTAGCGCGATCATGGTTATAGCTTCGTCCACCTCCGCCGAGGCGCTGTGAGCTTTCCCATGATTTTGCGCCTGATCGCGAGATAATCGACAAAATCGAGCGCATAGATGATCGAGTCGGACATCGGCATGTTGACGCCGAGCAACGTGCCATAGCCGCGCATGAACGCGGGAAAATCCTGGCCGGACGGCGCGTCGAGAAAATCGGTGACATCACGCATGCGGCGCGCCTGGAATTGGATTTGCTCGATCACCATGCTGTCGGTGCCGATCTCGGCGCCATTGTTGCCACGCTGGCCGAGCTTAATCGGATGCAACAGTGTGTAGGTGATCGGCTCGTTGATGCCGTCGCCGGGCGGCTCGGGTAGCGCGTCCGCCTCGGTGAGCATCTCACTGAGCACGAGATTGAGGTCGGTGATGTCGCCGGTGTCGATTTGATCGGCGTCGAATTCCTCCGGCGCCGAGCCGTTGGCCTTGGCGCGGCACAGGTATTTAACGAACCGCTGCGTTTGCGGCACCAGCCGGCGCGGCTCGCCGAGGATTTCAATTAGCTCGCGCGTGGTGGGGCGATACACGACAATATCGTGTGTCGTGGCGCCGCCCTTGGTGGTCACATCCTGGCGGAGTTCGAGCGTGGCATACTCGCGCGCCATGCTGGCGCCTCCTCAGTTTTTACGCCGCCTGCGGCAGTAGCTCCACGATCTCATCGGTGATGAGTTCGAGCGGCTGCGTGTTGTTCTTGGCGTCGTAAGGGTCCTGGCTCACGTTGCTCGCGTGCTCGGTCGAGAACGTGCGGCCATCACAGAGTTCGAGCACCAGCGGCACGTTGCAAATTTCCTGGAAATATCTCACGTACATGTCGATCGGCACCACCACGGTGGCGACGATGGTCGGATTGCGGTCCTCCCGCGTGAACTCGCCATCATAGGTCGCCGTGCGGTTTTCGTTCGACACCAGCACAGTCACGTCGCCGTCCGATTGGAGGCGGATCGTGCGGCCCTGGATGACGAAATTTAAAACGCCTTTACATTTGATGCACGAGGCCATGGTCCACTCCTATCAGGCCGCGATTGCCGTGGGCGGAATGCACGCGAACTCCGGCGAGACATCGATGGAGGTTGCGATCCGCGCCAGTTGATTCACGAGATCGAGATCGATCAAAACGTTGACGCGATTCGGATCGCAATTATTTGGTGTGTTCGTGCGCTCCACCCTCACCATGCGCTCAAGCTGGCCAGGGTCCTCCGCCGTCCAGCCGATTTGCGTGGCGCGCAACCACGCCAGAATCGAGGCTTGCAAGATGCGTGGGCTCACCGCGCGCTTGCCCTGCGGGATGCGCGTGCCATCCGACACGAGACTGTGCGAGGAGTAGTTGGTGCGGTACCACCAGCCGAGATCGCGCACAAACTTGGCGGTGGCGTAGCGCGACTCGACGCGTTGCCATGCACCATCCGGCGCGCCGGTCAGCGGATTGTATTTGTACGTGGTCAACGGCTCCTCGATCCACAGCGAGGTGTTGCGCACGCCGCGTGAGTTGGCCACATCCCAGTTTACAATTCCGCTGTCATAAAATGCGCGCTTCTCCTCGGCCGTCCAGATCGTGGTGCATTGCCGCTCATCGAACAGCAGGCACAGCACGCCGTTGTCATACTGCACCGGGCGCGTGGGATCGTAGCAAGCGGTGCAGCACACGCGTGACGCCATGGCCGCGGCCATGATGTAGCCGGGATACTTGTAGCCGTTGCGCACCGGGATCACGCATTCCTCGGGATTGTTGCGATCCATCCCGTAGGCGGCGATCTGGCCGGCGGTGTCGGTGCGGCTGTGGAACACGTGGCCGTCGCGGAAATCCCCCTGGACGCCGCAACGCCAATTCTGCCGCACAAGCTGGATGAACGTGTTGACCGCGATCTCATCCTCAGTGCCGAGCGCGATGCAATCCCACGCGCACATCATCACGGCCACCGCCGGGGAAATATCGATAACGCCGGTGCCGGGAGTCGTTTGATTGAACGCCACCGTAACGCCAGCGGGAAGCGCGTCGCCGAAATTCGGGCTGACAATCGGCGCAAACCAATTGGCCTCCGGCCCCTTGTTCTTGGCCGTGAGCGTGATCACGTTGGTGGCCACCGTGACAGTGAACGGGAGGTTGTTGTTTTTCTGCAATTGCGCGGCAAGCGCCGCGGCCATCGAATCGGCGGTGGCACCAGTGACCACGCCGACCGCGTAAATCTCATCCAGGATTGCGATCGCAATCGCGCCGTTGTCGGTGGCCGGGCCGGTGATGGTGATCGTGTTCACCGCCGCGGTGGCGCTCGCAGTGTCGTTGACCGGCGACACATAAAGCGGGAGTTCATCGCAGCAATTAAAATGTTGCTCGGCCATGAGCGCGAGGATTGAGCCGCTCCCAAACTTGGCGCGCGCCTCATTGGTGGAGTAGATGCGATACCATTCGCCCGGCACGCCATCGGCGCCGGTAAGCTGTTGGCCGATATAGAGCGGCTTGCAAAGTTCCTGGAGCGGGAGCAAGCCGGTGATGCACCACGTGAGGAAATTGCCGCGAGCCGCAGCGAGCGAAATGCGATTTTCTGCCATGGTAATCCCCGTGCGCGCACCCGATCGGGTGTAAGCCTGTCACCCGATCATAAAACGAATGTGGCGCCTGGGCAACATTGCCTTGACGGTGCCACACTCACCGGCCTATAAGGCCCGCGTTTCGTGGTTGCTTTTGACTCGACTGTCGGCGACGTGGCCTCCCATTCCCGCCCCCTAGCTCTGCGTCGCCACCCTTTTCATCCCCCGTCCGGCAATTCGAGCATGAGCCGCGACCCCTCGGGCAGCACCTCGAACCATTGCGCCAGCGCCGCGATCTCGCTGGTGGCGAGCATGACGGCGGCGCGCGGGAACAGCCGCGCCACCGCGCGGCGCGCCAGCGCCGGCACCTCTTGCGCCTCATCAATCAGCACCAGCGGACACTCGGCCTCGGCCGTAAGCTGGCCGGTGAACACGTCGGCGGCGTCAACCATGCGTGTGCGCGCCTTGAACGTGTGGTAGGTCTCGATCGCCTCCAGCACGAACGACAGCGCCGGCAAGCTGTGCCCCTCACCGATCATTTCCGCAAATAACTCCGGGGTTTGCCGTTCGGCCAGCCGCGCCCGGAGATCGAGATCAAACACCGCCACAAGATCGTCCTTGCGCTCGCGCAGAAACTTGGCCGCGTCCTTGGGCTCAATGCCGGCGGCCCGGCGGATGAGTTCAAGGTGGTGCTCGATCACGCGGCGCCGATGCTGTGCCTTCACCAGCGGCAATTGCCAGGAATGCGCGTGCGCCACCGCCAGCACGGTCCCGGCAAGGTGCGGAAAAAACAGATCAGCCGGCGGCGTGGTCGCGCCGATTGCCTCCCCGATCGCCCATTGCAGCGCGTAGGCCACCGTCTCCTCTTGTGCCAGAACAGCCACGTGGCCGGCCGGGATTCCGAACTCTTGCAGCACCTCGGCCGCCATGGCGGCAAGCGCCGCCGACTTGCCGGCACCGCCCACCACCCCGGCGGCAAACCGGCGCCGAGCTACCGCAAGCGGGCGCACCGCTACCGCGGCGGCTCGACTATCGGTCACCTGTGCGGGTATAAACGGCTCACCCGAAGGGGAGGTGCGCATGGCGCAGATTATCTCCCTAAACGATCCGACCGCCAGCCTGGAGCGCGACCGTAAGGCGTTCCGGCTCCGGCTGGCCGGTGGCTCAGTGCGCGCAATCGCCGAGGAACTCGGTTGCTCCACCGACGAGGTGGAGTCGGCCCTCGCCCGATGTCTGGGTGCGGTCACGCCCGGAATGCGCCAACGCGCCATCCAACTCGAACTCGATCGCCTCGATGCCCTGCAAAAAGGGCACTACGACAAAGCATGCGCCGGCGACGTAGACGCTACCGCAATCTCGCTCAAAATCATGGAGTTGCGCGCGAAAATGCTCGGCCTGATCGCGCCGCAGCGCAGCGATGATGTTCTCGGCCGCGCGCTCGCCGACAAACAGGAGAACACCACCGACCGCATCCGCCGCGCGCTCGATCTCATCGTGAACGGCAAAGAGATCGATGGCGAGGTGGTGAAAGAGGAGTAAGTGTCATGGGTGTCCTAACCGCGGCCAAGCGCAACCGCCTGAGGAGCAATCAATTCGCGCTCCCCGGCTCGCGCCGCTTCCCGGTGCACACGCGGCGCCACGCCGCCAACGCCAAGGCGCGCGCCACGCAGCAATACAACAAGGGCAACATCTCCCGATCAACGCGCGACAAGATTCACGCCAAGGCCAACCGGGTATTGCGGCGCAAGAAACGATGAGCGATCGCTTTCTGCAAGAGGTGCACCACCTCCACGACACGCGCGAGGCCGTGGCGCGGCTGTCGCCGATCGAGCGCCTGCGGCTGGCCGATCATCTCGGCGACGGCATGGCTGAGGAATGGGTGTTTTCCGCGCGGCAGGATCAGTTGCCGCCGCGTCACCTCGATTGGTGCTGGCTGTTCCTCGGCGGACGCGGCGCCGGCAAAACGCACTCCATGAGCGCCGCCGTGCACATCGCGGTGCGCGCCGGGATCAAGCGCATCCACCTCATCGGCCCGACCACCGCCGACTTGCATGACGTGAACCTGGAAGGGCCGGCCGGCATCCTCGCCACCGGCGGCCGCGACTTTCGCCCGCGGTGGGTGCAAACCAAGCGCCGGCTCGAATGGCCGAACGGCGCCATGTGCGTGTTTTTCTCCGGCGAGGAGCCCGACTCGCTGCGC